GTACCCTTTTCCCATTTAGCATAATGTTTTTCTGCAATCATATATTTGCGATAAGCATCAACATGGTTATTTGGGTTTTTATATACGTCAGGCATTGCCTGTGCAAATTCTGTGAGATCACCTTTTTGTATATTCATTGGAAATATTTTTAGACCATCCCATAACTTAGTCCAACTCAAATGATTTCTGTTATAACGAAGATTATATTCTTCACATAAAGTAATAAAATGTATTAATAACCATCTATAGTTTTCATGTGTTGCTCTTGCCCAAACAGTGCATGGGTGATTGTAATATGCTTTTTTGTATAAGTTTTTTTCTTCACAATATTCTACAGGACTTAGATATCTGTGTGCTGTAGAAAGCATTTGTGCTGTCTCTAATGGCATCTTAACAATAAGTTTATCAGGTAAAGCTCTAGCGGCTTGTTCAGGGCATTGTTCTACTGCAAATATATTCATAATATCTCCTATCAAATTATACTCATATAATTATAAATATTTATTTCAGATAAACAACCCTTTTTGTACTTTTCTGATATGATGTATTCATGCAAAAGTTAATATTTCCTATTCTTATAATTTTATCTTTACCTTTAATATATCAAAGTACACCAACTGAAATTTTAAAACTAAAAAGTTTTGATGTTATGGTAAAGCAACAACAACCATCAGGAAATTTTGTAATTTTAAATATTACAGAGCAGGATGTTGAAGATGAGGGTGGTTATCCTTTTCCAAGAAGACGATTAGCAGAAATACAAGTAGACCTAATTAATGAAGGTGCTATTGGCGTAGGTTGGGTTATTTCATTCCCACAAGCAGATAGAATGGGTGGAGATCAAATTTTTGCAACTACATTAGGATATGTTCCATCCGTAATAGCAATGTTTGAAGATGGTAAAAATAATTACCCAAAACCTACAGGAACTGTTGTCAAAGGCAGCCACGTTGATGGTATAGTATCTAAGGGAGTCAAGGAAAACCTGAACACCTTATCAAATACTACATTGCAAGGTTTAGCCATTGCTCCCACTGAAGTTGACCTTTTAGTCAGAAGAATTCCATTACTTGTAAGCACACCTGAAAAAAACTGGATACCATCATTTGGAACACAAATATATAAAGCATTATTTGACGTAAAGACTTACATTATAAAAACCAATAATAATGGTATAGAGGAAATATCAATTAGAGGAATACCACCAGTCAAAACAGATAGTCTTGGTCGTAAGTGGATTAGTTGGGTTGATACACCACAAACAACATTAAAAGAAATGGATGTAGCAGGTAAGTTTGTTTTTGTAGGTATCACAGCTAATGGTGTTATGCCGCAAATAGCAACTCCAGTTGGATTATTAGAGCCACATAAGATACAAGCTGCACTAGCAGAATCTATATTGATAAAAGATACACCAACAGTTCCAGATTGGAGTTTAGCCTTAGAATTAACTATTTTTTTAATTTTTGTAAGCCTCTCATGGCTTGTATTGCATTATTTAGGGATAACCTATGGTGTAAGTATGGGTGTATTTTTAATGTGCTGTGTAGCATTAGGTGGATATCAATTAATACAAAAAGGTTATTTGATTGATGTTACATGGACTTTGATTTCACAATTTATTGTTAGTTCTATAGCTTTTTATTTTCGTTTTAGAGAACAGTACAAACTAAGACAGCAAATTAAAAAACAATTTGAGCATTATTTAGACCCAAGACAAGTTAAACAGTTACAAAAGAATCCTAAACTACTTAAACTAGGTGGAGAAAAAAGATACGCTACTTTTTTATTTACAGATGTTCGTGGGTTTACAGCTTTATCAGAAACATTAGAACCTGAACAAGTTACATATATTATGAATGAAGCACTAACTGCACAACAAAAAGCAGTACAGGCACATGGCGGAATGGTTGATAAGTATATAGGTGATGCCATGATGGCAATATTTAATGCACCACTAGATTTAGAAAATCATGAAACAAAAGCATTAGCTTGTGCTATGGATATACAAAAAAATATGATTGAACTTAATCATGTTCTAGCAGATAAAGGTATTAATCCAGTAACAATAGGTATAGGAATAAACACAGGATATGCAGTTATAGGCAATATGGGTAGTGAAAATAGATTTGACTACACTGCTATAGGCGATGCTGTTAATGTAGCTGCAAGACTAGAATCAGGAACAAAAGCAGCAGGTGTTGATCTCCTTATTGGTCAAAGTACAGAAAATGCGATAGAATTTGATTTGCTACCTTTAGACCCAATAGAAGCTAAAGGCAAAAGTGAAAAATTACAGGTGTACACATGGGGTTCAAATTATCAATAATACTAGGTGGTTTATTGTTAGTCTCAATATCAGGAAGTGCTTGGTATATTGACAGACTTCAAGACAACATATCAACATTAAAAGGCAATCAAATAGCTTTAGAAAACTCTATAGCACAACAAAACGAATCAATTAAAACCTATCTTGCGAACCAAGAGAAGGCACAAAAGCAGATACAAGTAATAGAAAAAGAAAAACAGGAAGCAGTAAGAGAAGTAAACAAATTACGAACAACTTTTGCAAAACATGATTTAGATAATTTAGCATTAAGCAAACCTAAGTTAATAGAAAACATTGTGAACAAAGGAACAAAGAAAGTCAAAGAAGAAATAATAGCATTAACAGACCCTAATCAGTTTGAAGACTAATGTTAAAAATGAATATTTATGGATATTGAAACCTATAAATAAAAAATCAAAAAAGATTAGAGACAAAGCTAAAAAGCAGGAAGCCAAAATGGTAGGAATTAAATTAAAAAACATTTTTGTATTAATATCAGTTTTATTGATAGCAAATTGTTCAATGATGCCGAGTGCGACTAAGCCTGTAGAAGTAGTAACGATTGCAGAGCCAGTTCCTTTATACCATCCGCCTTTACCCCTAGAAGTTGGGTTGGTAGATATTGACTGGGAAATATTAACTCCTGATTTAATGAAAGAGTACCTAGAAGATTATGAAAATGGCTCTGCTCCTGCTATTGCTTATTACTCTTTAACAAGCAAAGAATATGAAAATCTTTCTATGAACATGGCAGAAATCAAAAGATATTTAAGAGACACTCTATCAATAGTTAAATATTATAGAGATTATGATAAAGAAGATAATGCAGAAGAAAAGGTGTCAGAGAAGAAATAATTTGATACCATTTAGTTTCATTCATTATATAGGAGATTGATATGATAGGAATGATAGGAGAATGGTTAGGAATAATCACAGGTGTTGTATGCGGTGCATCCATTATCTGTGCTTTAACTCCATCACCAAAAGATGATGCCATGATTGGAAAGCTCTATAAAATATTAGAGATGTTGGCATTGAATATTGGCAAAGCTAAGAAGTAATTAGCTATGTCTAAATCAGTCACGCCATTTGTATACAACGCTATACTTGAAAGGGTAATAGATGGAGACACCATAGATGTGACTCTTGATTTAGGCTTTGATGTCAAACTACATAAACAAAGAGTGCGATTAGCAGGAATAGATACACCTGAATCACGCACAAGAAATTTAGAAGAAAAAGCATTAGGACTTAAAGCAAAAGATAGATTAAAAGAACTTTGCTTTGGTGCTTTTAAAATACAATCTTTAGGTAAAGGAAAATATGGAAGAATCTTAGGAATACCTTATGATGAAAATGATAAAGACATTTGTGCAATGCTTATTGAAGAAGGACACGCAGTTGAATACTGGGGTGGCACAAAGAAAGCCAAAGTCCAAAAAGATGGAACATGGGGAGAGTAATATGAAAATATCAAAAGAAGGTATAGCACTTATAAAGAAGTTTGAAGGTGTTGAATACAATGCATATAAATGTGCTGCTGGTGTATGGACAATTGGCTATGGACATACAGAAGGTGTTAAAGAGGGTGATTTGGTTTGCCAAAGAGAAGCAGATGAATTATTAGAAAAAGATATTGCTATATATGAAGAAGCAGTAACTAAAGCTGTATCAGTTCCATTACATCAACATCAATTTGATGCACTAGTATCTTGGACATTTAATCTTGGTGGTGCGAATCTTAATGCTTCAACTATGCTTAAAGTTTTAAATCAGGGTGCTTATGAAGATGTGCCTTATCAAATCAAAAGATGGAACAAAGCAGGTGGAAAAGTTCTTGAAGGATTAACAAGAAGAAGATTAGCTGAATCATTGTTATTTGAGGGAAATGACTGGGAACATATCTAATGGCACTCAGTAAAACACAGACTAAGCGATTAGGTGGTATTTTAACAGTAATGTTTGGTGATGATATACCTAGTGATTTATTAACTAGTCTCATAACAGAAGGTTATATAAAAGTTAATGGACAAAATTATGATCTCACAGAAAAAGGACTTGATGAAAAGAATCGCCTATGCACTCTAGCAGGTCTAAATATTATGTATTCTTCTGAGAAGAAAGAAACTTTAAAATAAATAATATATCCTGTTTTTCTTTTAGTATCTTCTCTATGACCCTTAGTTCTCTTTCTGCTTGTTTTACTTCTTTCTCAATACTCAACTATTCATTACCCCTAAAAAACTAATGTAAATCATCATGATACATTTCACCATCAATAGCTTTTCTGTATAAATCTATAATATCTGAAAATATTTCTTTATTTTCATTCTTATCTAAATTATTTAAAAGATAATT